GATTGAAATGAAGAAGGCATTTTGCCCTATCTGTAAAGAAGTTAAATGGTGCAACAGGCATCATAAGTTCCCTCGTGCAGTATGGGGATATGGAGAAGAAAACAACAAAATCATTTATCTGTGCCTTGATTGCCACAGAATGATTCACGAAAAGATAAGAGAAAAGGAAAATGGGATACTTCAACTATTCCCAGAAATCTACATTGAGACATTAAACGACGCAATTAAAGGAGATGGTAAAAATGGCAAAAGAAGAAAGTGAACAGACCACCTTTATCTGGTGGGACGGAAAGCAAAAAAAGCTTTCTGACTTCTGTAAAGAACTTGGAATTGAACAGCCAAAAATGGCTAACAAGCCGAACAAAAAATCAGGATAGTATTATTCTATCCTGTTTTTAATTTGACAAAAAATCTGATTTTAATTTGACAAAAATAAAATGTGGTGTATAATGGAAATATAATTATAATCGTTGCAGATAATGAAAAGGGTATAACTACTTGCAACGAGGTTATACCCTTTTCCTTACCTCAATAAAAAATATGAAAAATGAAAATTATATAACTATTCAAGGTTGGATGATAAACGACCTCAATCTTAAGGGAAATGAATTGCTATTATATGCAATAATTTATGGATTTTCACAAAATGGTGAAGGAGAATATTACGGAAGTCAAAGATATATATCAAAAGCTATGAAAATATCTTTGCCAACAGTAAATAAATTAATTAATTCCTTACTAAAAAAAGGATTAATAATTAAAAAAGAAGAAAGCCATTATCAGGCAGTATTCAAAAGAGAAGAAACAGAGGTGTTAAAGAAAGTTAAACAGGGTGTTAAAGAAACTTTAACAGTAGGTGTTAAAGAAACTTTAACAAATAAATATAATACTAATAATATTATTAATAATAATAATATAACTTGCGAGGATAAACCTCGCAATGATGTTCAAGAGCTTTTAAGATTATTTTATGAGAACCTAAATCCTAACATAAAGTTTCAAAATAAAACATTAAGAGCAGATGCCGAGTTTTTAGTAAATCATTATCCTTTAGATAAACTGGAAACGATGATTTTATACATTAAAGAACATCAGGGAGAGCAATACTTCCCAACGATAACAACGCCAACTCAATTAAGAGAGAAGATGGCATCAATAATAAATCATAGAAATAGAGAAATTAAAGGAAGTAAAATTATAAAAATATGAATCAAGAAATAACAAACAAAACAAAATGCCTTTTAACAAGAGAAGGAATTGAAATATGGATTGATGATATTCAAGCAGAAAAAATATCACAACTGATTTTAACTGCCAAAGAAAACAAACTAATAGAAGTTGACGGCGAAACAATATCAGTCAATTCAATCTCAGGAATATACTCCGCTCAAAAAATTGAGGACCTAAGAAGAAAAAAGCAAGGACAATGGCAGTGCGAGTATTGTAAACGATGGCATCAAAAAGATGAGCAATGCGGGTGTGATGGAGGAAGATATTAAAACAAATATAATAAAATATAAAATTATGAATGTTATAAAAAAAGAAAATTACAAAGTGCCAGTTTTCAGTTGGTGTCCAGAAATAGAAGAAAACGCTATGGAGCAGATAGATAATTTAGTACGATTGCCGTTTGTTTTTAATAGAGTTGCTGTGATGAGTGATTGCCATAGCGGTTTCGGTATGCCAATTGGTGGAGTATTAGCAACTAAAGGTGTAGTCATTCCTAATGCAGTTGGAGTTGATATTGGTTGTGGAATGTGTGCTGTAAAAACTTCTTTAACTGAAATAGATACCGAAACTCTTAAAAAGATAATGGGAGAAATTAGAAAGGTTATTCCCTTAGGATTTAATAAGCACGATAATGGGCAAGATGAATGCTTAATACCATATCGGTTATTAAGCGAGATGATTGAAAAATATCCAGTTGTTTCAAAGGAGTATAATAATGCCTTAAAATCACTGGGCACTCTTGGAGGAGGAAATCATTTTATAGAAATACAAAAAGGTTCTGATGGATATATTTGGATAATGATACATAGTGGTTCTCGTAATTTGGGCAAACAAGTTGCTGACTACTATAATAAACTTGCTGTTGAATTAAACAGGAAATGGTTTAGTGATGTTCCTAAGGAATGGGAGTTGGCTTTTCTACCAGTAGATAGCGAAGAGGGACAATCATATATTAGAGAGATGAATTATTGTGTTGACTTTGCTTTAGCCAATAGACAATTAATGATGGATAGAATAATGGAAATATTCAAAAATATAATTGGTTCTGATTTTAATAATATAACATCTGAAGAGTTTAATGATGTTGATATTATAAACATCGCCCACAACTATGCTAAGATAGAAAATCATTTTGGAGAAAATGTTTGGGTTCATAGAAAGGGTGCAACACTAGCAACAGAAAATACAATAGGAATTATTCCTGGAAGTCAAGGAACGAAATCATATATTGTTAAGGGTAAAGGAAACAAAGAAAGTTTTATGTCTTGCTCTCACGGAGCAGGTAGAAAAATGAGCAGAACGCAAGCAATTGAAGAACTAGATTTAGAAAAAGAGATAAAGATATTAGATGACTTGGGGGTAATACACGGAATAAGAAATAAGAAAGATTTAGATGAGGCACCATCTTCTTATAAGAACATAGATGAGGTTATGGAAAATCAAAAAGACCTAGTAGAGATATTGGTAGAATTAACACCATTAGCAGTAATAAAGGGATAATAAGCAAACAGTTGGCTCGTTAAGATGCTGAAGCGAGCGATACAGGCACAGGTGTTTCGGTAGCATTCACGGTTTGGAACCGTGAGGGCGAGGTTCAACTCCTCGGTGCCTGACAAATAATTGAAGTAATGAAAGCAGTTATTAAAAAAATCATTTGACAAAAAAAATAATAAGAGTATAATAGAAGTATGAAGAACAACAAAAAAATACCAATAATCAAAGAATTATACGAGAAGGGAAATAGTGTGCTAGATATAGCTTTAGCACTCCGAACAAGTCCGCAGTTGATTTATTACTACATCAAGAAACACGACCTAAAAGCAGATGTGGACAAAAAACATTTGACAAAAAAATAGGGGGGAGTATAATAAAGATAATAAAGGTCGTAAAAATAATTAAGATTAAATTAAGATTAAAAATTATGAACAAAGGACACTCAATAACAGAAACAGCAATAATGGCATCAGTGCTAATTATATTATTTGCTGTTTTTTTAATAGGATTAGACAAAGCGTTAGATGCTCAGGAGAAAGTAGAGTGTTATAGGTTGCAGGAACAGGCAAATCAGTATAAGAACTTCTTATACTCTCCAACAAATCAAGGAGGTTTTTACATAACCTCCCTTGAAAAACAAATGTGCGATTATCACGGAATCGTGATAGACGCACCTGTAAGATAAAAAGGTCAGCGAAAATAATTAAGATAACAATAAATAAAAAAATATGACAATAAACACATTTGAAAAAGTATTACTATTGCCTAAGCACGAGAAAATAACAGCTTCAATAGTTTGGAAGAGTGGGGCAGTTACGGAAAAAGGTAGAATAACGAATGAAGGAAAAAGTATTTTCATTTACAATCGGGGAAGTAAAAAATATGGGACGAGAATTAAAGAAGGGGACTTTTTAAGAGAAATAGAAAGGATTGAAATCAAAGAAAAGAGAGGAAGCGAAGCTGAAAGATGGCTTAAAAGTTGGAAGAAAGCAGAAAAGATGTTGGAGGAAAGCGGACTATGGTCTGATGTACTTCAAAATATAAAAGATGGGATTGAAATTGGGTTTGAAAAAATAGTAAAAGCATACAGGATTGACTTTGGTGACCTACCAAAAACTGAAGAAGGAACATATCAGGAAGAACAAAAAAGAAAAGAACAGCTTATTGGAGAAATAGATGAAAGATTAAAGGACCTTTTTATTAGGTGGCATATGAGCAGACCTGCGGTTATTAAGAAGATGAATTTTGGCTATAACAATGAAGCAATACTGGAAGAAATAAAGCAAGCATTAAAAGAAAAGAAAGAATACTCGGCAAGTGGTCGGAATAAATATGACATCTCATTTAATTATAGTCCAGAATTTAACAAAGCGTGGTATAGTGAAGAATACCGAAACTGTGGCAATGGTCATTATTACTTGGCATTGAATGCTACCCATGCATTGTTTTACGAGGACGATTAGTAATAACAAAGAAAGGTCGGCGATAATAATTAACATTAAATAAAATAAAAATATGACAAAAGAAGAATTGATTGAGCAATACGCTCACGATTTCAGAGGAATGGAGATGCCTGAAAATTATCTCAAAGTAGTATTAGAAAACTTCATTGAGGATTTACAGGAGTGTGTAATTGAAGATGAGGATGTAGGAGACCCTGAGAGGGAGAGATAAAAATAATTAAGAAATAATTAAGATAAAAAAAATATGGCAACTAAAAAAATAAATACAATAAACATTAGTGGATCTGAATACGCAAAAGTATCAGAGCGATTAAAAGAGTTTCATAAGACTTATAAATCAGGTCGGATTGAAACATCTTATAATCTAACGGAGTCAATGATTTGTTTCAAAACAATCATAACTCCTGATACAACTAATCCTGATAGATTCTTTACTGGACACTCTTTAGGAAAACTGACAGGAACGAAAGCATTTGAAAAACTGGAAACAATATCTGTTGGAAGAGCATTAGCATTCTTAGGACTACTTGCAGACGGAGAAATCGCATCTTACGAAGAAATGAGTGAGTATGTGATTGAGGAAGGAGAAAAATCAGCTGAGAAGTTTGAAAAGATAGAGAAACTAAAAAAAGAAGCAGATAAGATTAAGGACATAGATGAATTAAGAAAGTTCTATGCTAAAAACAGAGGAATAGGAAAGGAGTTTGATGATTTCATAGTCAACAAAAGCAAAGAGTTAAAAGAAAAAAATAAAGATGTAAAAAAAGAAAAAAAATGAAGATATACAAAGACATAAATCAAGGAAGTCCTGAATGGTTTGAAATAAGAGTGGGGAAGGTGACAGCTTCCCACGCTCAAGCCATAGGGAACAATGGAAAAGGATTAGATACTTACCTCTTAGAGGTAGTATCTGAGATGTTTTCATCAGCCCAAAAAGACCAGTACAGCAACGAGCATACTGAAAGAGGAAATGAGTTAGAGCCATTAGCAAGGTCAATGTATGAGTTGCAGGAAAATGTAGAAGTTGAAGAAATAGGTTTTGCTGAATACAATGACTTTGTCGGATGCAGTCCTGATGGACTTGTAGGAGACGATGGGATGATTGAAATAAAATGCCCTGATGATAAAACATATTTCAATTTACTAATGAACGAAAATATAGATAGCAGTTATATTTGGCAATGCCAAATGAATCTGCTAATTCTAGAAAAAAAATGGTGCGATCTAATTTTCTACAACCCTAATTTTGAAAAAAGTATGAAGATATTTAGATTAAAACCAGATAAAGAAATGTTCAGTAGATTGAAAGAAGGTTTTGCAAAGGCAGAAAAAGAAATAATTAGAATGATAAGTAAATATAAAGAAATATGAACAAAGAACAAGAAGAACAAGAACTTCAAAAACATCTTGAAGATTGTAAAAAGGGAAATCACAAGTTTGTTGATTGTGATGAGTGGGAAAGAACTTGTATTTATTGCGGTAAATTTGAAAAAAAATAATTAAATAAAGAAATATGAACAAAGAACAAACAAAAGAATATAAGATAGAAGTAACACCAACTATATTCCACATTACAGTATCAAGTGGAGTATATTCTGATTATGAAGAGGATCATTATTTTTTAAGAGCCAATTCTCCCGAAGAAGCACAATTATTCTTTAAGAAATACTGGAAAGATATTAAAGAAAGTGATAATTATACTACTTGCCTTATTTTTGAAAATGGAGAACATTATAATCCATTCAACAAAAAAGACCCAAATTGGGATACTGCTTATGGAGATGCGGCTAATGTTTTTATTGAAATGATGCCCTTAATATATTTTCACGATTACAGAATATAAATAATTAAAGCTAATAGATTAAAATAGTATGAACATAAATAAAGTAGTTTTAGTAGGAAAGGTTGTATCAGATATAAGCTTTTCTAAAACAGAGACAGAATCCTCAATAGCAAGATTTACACTTGCTACTAGCAGATTTTTCAAAGGCAGAGACGGAGAAAGGAAAACTGATACCTGTTATCACAATATGGTAGCGTGGGACCTGATAGCAGAGACGATAGCAAAATATGTAAAGAAAGGAGATGAATTAGGCATCTCAGGTAGATTAAATAATAAGTCAGTCAAACAGGAAGACGGAAGCTATAAAAACTACAGTCAAGTAGTGATAGAGGAGTTCTATTTTGGAGATAATAAAAATAGAAAAGAACAGCCAGAGGTAAAAGAAATAGACGATGAAGCGATAGAAGAAGCGATTAAGAGAGAGATAGGGGATATTCCTTTCTAAGAATTAAACTAAGAATAAATAACCTGAAATGTGTGAAGTAATAGGAAACATTATAGAAAAAAAAGGAAAAAGAGTTAAATAATTAAGATAAAAATATGGCAATAATACCAAAATTAAAAGGAATAGTATCAAACGGGAATATCGTCCTTGATTATAACGATAAGATAAAGCAACAGAAATGGCTACAATCACTCAACGGAAAAAGAATTGAGATGATAATCAGACCATTTAGAGCAAAGAGGACAATCCCGCAAAACGCTTATTACTGGGGTGTGGTTCTTAAAACAATATCAAAAGAAACAGGATATACATCAGAAGAGCTACACGAGTTCTTTAAGAGAATTTTTCTTAAAAAAGAAATAGTAATCGGCGGGAAAGTTTACGAAACATCAATCAGCACGAGGAAATTAAAAAAAGACCAATTTTCAGAATATATTGAAAAGATTAAAGGATTTGTATTTCTAAGATTAGATTTAGTAATTCCTGAGGCCGGAGAATGCGAACCTGATGGATTCATAGTTGATGAAGATATAGATGAAATAAAAATTGAAGATATACCATTTCTTCTATGACAATAAAGAGAGTAACAACAATTTGGGCAGATCAAGTTGCTGTCCACGAGAAATACATAAAACAAGCCAAGAAGCAGAAACAAGATTTAGAAATAATCGTGGGCAATCAGAGAATGTTTATAAAGGTCGGCGATTTAGATTATAAGGTAAGAAGAATATCAGAACCCATACAAGATAAGTTCTCCTCAGGAACATACAGACTATGGTATTTTAACTGGAATCCAGAAACAAAAGAGGAAGAAGAAAAGAGGATGTGTGGGTATTAAATAACTAAATAAAATATGCTAAGTAAAAGTATTCAACAAAAAGGCAAAAGAGCAGAAAAAGAAGTTGCCAATAGAATTGAAAGGGCTGGATTAGGAAAAGCAAGAAGAGAAGCAGGAAGTGGTAATGGCAAAAATAAAGCAGATATTTTTGCTAATATCCCATTTCTTATAGAAGTTAAAAATCAGAAAACAATAAAGTTTCAAGAGTGGATTAAACAAGCAAAAGAACAAGCAAGGATCGGCAATTCAGACCCGAATAAATGGTGCCTAGTAATAATAGACCCTTCAGGAGTCCAATCACCCGAAAGAATGGAAATATATGCCACCATAGAATTAGATGAGTTTCTGGGATTATTAAAAAGGTCGGCTAATCCCAGAATAAAGGAACCAGATAAAGAAATGGCAAGATTACTTGAAAGAGCAAGAGAGTTTTGTAGAAGATTAGAAAAAGACGAAACAGATGTTTATTCTTATAAAAGATTCAAAATGCTAGCAACAGAGATAATGAAGAAATTAGATTGTTGACAAATGAAAAAAGTGATATAATAAATACATATCTATATGAACAAAGAACATCTGTTCGTAAAAATAATGATAGCAACTCTGTTTTTTGCGGGATTACTTATAGGATTAGTAATTAGTAGCGGTAAAGAGTGTCCAGAATATCACAACAGACAAGACAGCTTTTTGACAACATATAATAGTCCAATTCTAATCAAGGAACAAACATACGCAACAATAACAGCGTATAATACCGTTCCAGAACAAACTTGGGGAGACCCTTGTATCTCTGCTTCAGGTGATAATATCTGCGGAAAGAAAAATGTGGTAGCTTGTCCACGCTCAATTCCATTAGGAACTTGGGTGATAATAGATAATGAGTATTATCAATGCTTAGATAGATTAGCATTAAAATACGATGACAGATTTGATATAAGTTTTGATAAGGATATAGAGGGAGCAAAAGAGTTTGGCAAGCAAAATAAAGAAGTTTTAATTATAAGGTGAAAAAATGGAAAAAAGTTTATCATTAAAAGCAAAAAGAAAGCAACAAGAAATAAAAAATAATAAAATTGGTGGTGGCGGAAAAGGTGAGACGCTTGGGGGTATGTAAAAATCCGCACATACCCTGACTAATAATACGAGGGTTGTTAGCCCCTTGGGATGGTGTAGCGGCA